TGCACCTAGCTGCCTTAGAGAGAATTTCTCCCCTGAGCAAGGTACGATTACGTCGAGAAGGTTTTCCGACAAGCCACTGTTCCTTGTAACTGTGGCACCTTCCAGCTCACTTGTGAGTTGGGAGAGTCGGATCGTCTTCCTGGAGTGGTGCTTGATAATAGCACTTGTCACACTCCATGGACGTATACGTATGGCTTGGTTGAGCCATCTTGGCATATTAGTTGCCGAAGTTCGACCCTTGGGTTGACGATGGAGGCTCGTGAAGTCCTTAAAGGACAAGTAGCGAACCTCCCCGTTGATCCATCGGTTGAAAGCCTTTTCCCGTGAGGGAAGAGGCTGGGTGCTTGGATCAAATAGATCTGGCATCACGTTTGTACTCTGTGCAATTCTTTGCTCCTTAGCGTAGCGCGTTACCCATGGTAAGGCCTGATCTACGTGAACATCTCCTTTTTGCAACTGGTCCGCCTTGATGGTGGCCTTTTGCAGAGCTTTGGAGATTGGATCATAATTGCGTGTTGACGAGAGGGGCTTAAGACCCCTAACGAAGGCTTGCCTTAGTTCCAGCTTGGTGGGACGTCTAATCCCACCCATACCGAGTTGTAGTGGTCCACGGGGCAACCCATGGAACACTTTCTTTCGGAGCGGAGCACCATGCGGTGCTCCATTAGCTGCAGTCAACAGTGTACCTGTCTTGAAGTTTCTCCATTGACAAGAGAAATGTTCTGCCATCTTTGTCTTCCAGACAATGATTGCGGAGTCAGGGTTACTACGATTTATCTTAGCAATCCCTTCACAGAACACACCAGAGTACGGCGACTCATATGACTTCGCCTTATTCATCATCAATCCACAATTCTCGATTGTGAATTCATACTTCGCAATCACCTCTGGCGTCCACCATCCTATGAGATCGTCTCCACAAACGGAGAATGATCCAAGGGGGGCTCCTGCGACGCGTGCACATCCTATGTTTATTAGGCTGAGTATGATCCAGGTGGGTCCTAGACCCATGTGGATTCCAGACTTTGTCTGGACGCCATGGAAGCGCGCAAGTGCTTTCAACAGGAACGGACGTACCTGTACACGATGTGCCTGGATGGAAATGTCCTTAGGACCGAAGAGCTTAACAACCTCTTCGTTCATCCAGTGGCCGGGCCAGAACTCGTCCATAAAGTTACGAGCAACGGCTACGGCGACATCGTGTGGAATCAGGTCTGTGGCCTTTGAAAGGTCCGCAGAGTAGAATCTAGCCTTACCAGAAGCAGAATCTCGCATCTTTTTTAGATGCGGGGTCTTGCCCCGAGTCACGGCACAAGGTTGAAGACGAGAAATCATCTTCACCCAAGTGTTCATTATGTGCCTCGCAGCACACACTTGCGGTGCGGGATGTTTCGTGATCACACGGATTTTGGCGCCAAGCTCCGTAATTGGAGTTGGGACCATGTCCGTTTGACCGAAACAACCTGCGTTAACCGCAATGGTGCGGAGTGTCGACGAGATAGACGACTCTCCGAACATCATTGGGAGCTCGGTAATCGAGCATCCCATCATGCTTGCTGTCTCATGGCCCATGTCCAACATGGCCTTGAGAGCGCCTCCCTGACGAAGAGACTTCTCGATAGAAGCCTTAGAAGCCGGGAGTGTTTCTGGTGGGTCTGGTATGAACTTGCGAGATTTAGATGTCCGCAGGAGTCTTCGGAC